ATATTTTGGATATTTTAACTCGACCAAGCTTCCAGAATTCACATCTGTTCTTTGTCCGTCAGAATCAAAAGTACCAGTTGCGGCGCCAAGAGAACTATGCAAAATATTTTTTGATTGATGAACATTTACGATATAAGAATATTCTAATACCGCTTCTTCATAGGAAGAAAATATGTTCTTCTGGTCTAGCTCAATGTCTAATACATCTCCGCCTAATTTGCGGTAGGTAAAAGTAACCTGTTCAACGGCACCAGTAATAAAGTTAACATCATATAGATCTGACGTTGAATCAGCGTATAGCCCATAAGGATAGTTTGTCGCTGTGCTGGCAACAGAATAAGAGCCAGTTGAGTTTAAAACAGCCGCGGAGGTCTGTGAACTCGGTGTTAAAGTGGGTGTTGCCATTCATGTGGTCTCCTATCAGTATAATTAGTTGGGAGACTTTGTTTTGTCCTGTAGACATCGACTTCTGTAAAACAAAACCCCGTCTTGGCAATCCAAGACGGGGTTTTCTCACTAATTTTATTATTTTAGTCTTCTGTTTTTTTCGTGGGAGCCTTTTTAGGGATCACCTTCTTAACTGCCGGCTTGGCTTTAGGTGTTGCCTTTTTTTTGGCAGCCGTAGCTACAACTTTGTCTGGGACCTCCTCCCAAACTCTTTTGTATACCTTGACGGTATCCGTCGACTCTTCCTCTACCAAAATTCTCTCCACTATTCTTCTAGCCATTTTAAACTCCTCTTTTTGTATTAACTAATTCTAGATTTAAGCCCCCCGAAGGGGGCTTAAATCACGATAAACCTATGCTTATCTTTCCATGCAGCAGCGCACGTAATCTAAGTAAGTAACATCCTGATCTGTACCGACCGCGGTGAACTCAACGGAAGGGAACAAAATCGTCCCATCGTTGGGAAGGTTGCTGGTGCTGCTGTGCTTCAAAACACCATTTACATAAAAATGTGCGGAGGTACCATCAAAATGATAACTTAACACCACCCAAGTTGCATCCGCGATATCAATAGTGGTATCAGTTTGCGTTTCAGTGTTACCCTTGGCTCCGATAGATTTAATATCAGGAGATGCGCCGGTTGCGCAAATAAAACCTAGACCATCTTCTAGAGAGTCAATCATAGTTACCTCTTCGCCGCCGTTGTTAGACGCGAGGCCAACAAAGAATCCGGCGCCAGAAACATCATCAAGCTGAATTCTGGTTTCGAACCAAATCTTTCTAGCCGACGATGCGTCAACAGCGAATCCAGCACCGAGGGCCTGCATATTTATTTCTTCTCCAGCGCTGCTTCCCATGGTAAATTTTACAACTCCGCCAGTTTTTGTGCTGTCAAGAGCAGCGGCGTCGCTCGTTCCGCCAATATTGATTGTCCAGAGATCTGAATCGATCGATGTCGCTTGTGCTGCATCTTCGTTAACGGCGTTTCCCTGCGATGAATTTACGCATAGAAAGTCGTCGTGAACACCAAAATATTTTGATGGTTGCAGCTCAAATGCCGGCATATCAAATCCCTTGAGTCCGGATCTCGAACCATCGGTATCTGCGCTGGTCGCATTCATTTTCTTGAGGACAGACTCTAACCTCTTTCTTCCTATTCTTCGATTTCCCATTTTTTGTTTCTCCTTTTATTTTAAGTTATCGATAACTTGATTTTAATCACGAAAATTAACCAGCCACGTTCGGTTAAAAGTCTTCAGGGGTCAGTGGCCCCGACCCAGGAGAATAATTTCAAGTTGTATTATAAATAGACACCCAGGATTATAAATACCAAAATAAAAAAACCCAAAATCTGGAAAATTGCCAGCGACGTTTTTTTGGCCAATCTGAATTTTGAGTCTTTTTTAAAAAATGACCCCGCCAAGGAAAAACCAAGGCGGGGTCAATTTTGGTTACCTATTTGGTTGGTTTAGCTTGCGCCTTCCTCACCAAGTAGACCGCGTACAACCACAAGGCCATACATATCAGGACGAACCATCTTCTTCGCATAGCGGGTCATAACACCCTTACGCGGCACGAAGTCTTCCGTACCAAAGATGGTAGGAGTGACTTGCAGTGGCACATAAGGAGCGTATACATATCCGCTCTCTAAGAAGCTTCCGCCTTTACGACCAACGAGAACCAGATTTCTCGGGAAATAGGGATCGACATAAACGTCCCATTTACGAGAAACAGATCCAACATTGACAGCACCGACAGTACCTCGATCTGAATCAGCAGTTACATTAGCACGGAATCCAGCAGTAAACTCAAGGATGTTAGCAACTTCAGGTGAGGTCACCAGGAAGTTAGCTCCACCGCGTAGAGTCTTTCTGTGGATTTGAGCCGAAACATCATTGATTGTCTCAATGAGCGTCTCATACCATTCGCTAACGGTACCAGTGAAGTCCGGAGCTGCCGAAGAAGCACCAAGCTCTGCACCAGTATCTCGTTTCACGAAAAGACCAGGAGAACGAGCCCAGTAATACGTACCAGCTTTCGCTCCCTGGACAAGATCATTGACGATCTCACGATCGATTTCAAGAGCGATCTGCTCAGAAAGAATCTGAGTAAGTTCGACCTCTGCATCGAGATTGTGATAAGCATTAAGATCTTGACCAAGCTCTGGAGACCATTTGGCCTTGAGCTTTTTGGTCTGAGCAGTAACGGCAACTGAATCAACTTTAATGTCAATCTCTGCAATTACGCCTTTGCCCGTACCACTTCCTTCTTTACCAGTGCCAGGATCCGGCTCCTCAAGGGGCCAGTTATCGGTACCAACAACAGATCCAACTGCTCCACCATTGGTGAAGTTGTCAGAGTAAGGCACGTTTAGAGCATGGTTATTGTTGGCGAGATTGAGGGTACCAGAATCTGCAACGAAGTACAGCGTCAAGAAATTACCATCAATAGAACCAGAAGCTAGCGAGCCATCTGACTTGCGGAAGCCACGCTCGGTCAAGCGACGTACGATTGCACCATTAGTAAGGCCAGTAGATGCCTCCGTGTTACTCGTAGTGGTTGTATGAAGCGTAACTCCACCCATCATGTCCAGGTTAATTCTAGCATGATCCGCATCCGTGAGACGACAAACTAAGTTGTACACCTCTTTAGTGCTAGTGTCGCCAAGAACATCCGGATCCCAACGGATAGCTTTCTTTTGGGCTTCGGTCAGCGAACTAATCGCGGTACCTGCAGCCAAGAAAGGCGTACCATTGGTGCCAGTGTTGGTAACACCATCATGACATTCACCCTTGTCGATCGCGCCGGGGTCATCATCAGTCGCTTCAGTCAATGCAGTCAAAGTACCAGTAGCATGCGCGAACGCATTGGCGAGGTTGTAAAAGCCACCACCTTCTTCAGTGATATCATCGACACCACCGGTGATTTGTGCGGCAACGCGGCCTCCACCGTATACAGAATCTCCTGTATCCATACCCAGACGACCGTCTTCATACGTGAAGTCCAGGAAAAAGAGTAGGCCAGAGGGAAGGCTCATCGGCTGAACCGACACGAGGTCGTTAGCCAAAAGTCCTCCAAAGACCCGACGAACGATGGGGAACGCTACGGAAGCGAAACCCTCGACGTCACCAGCGGCCATTGACGAAGCCTCTTTAAGAAGCTGCGCGGCTTGGTTTTCAAGAAGTCGGGCCATGCCCTGCTTCTTTTGATCGTTATCAAGACCTTCAAGGAGACCTGTGTTTTCCCACTTATCAAGTAGGGCAGCACCTTCTCTTTGAAGGGATCTTTCAACGATACCTTCAGTTAGTTTTTGTAAAACAGACATTTTGAAATCATCCTATAAATTTATTGTTTGTCTATTCCTGCTAGGAATTTCCAACGATTTAACGTTGGATTTGAAGTTTGTCTTTCAGGATTATTTTTCCTTGCTGACAAGATTACCGAAGAAGACTTCTGTACCGCTTCACTCAGTGAATTTGGCTGCGTTTTACGAGAGGTGCTGCCCACTGTGTTCTGAAGTGTTTCAAAAATTACTTTTGCTTCTTCAATAGTTTCGGCATTAGAAACAGCTTCGACAAGCTTTTGCTTTTGTCGCTCATTCAGAGAGTCACTGTCTAGCGCCTTGTTTTGATAGAGCAATTTAGCGTTAGCCATGCTTGCTTCATCAAGTTTCTTTTCTAGTAACACAACAGCATCTCTTAATTTAGTCACAAATTTAGTTGACTTATTTAATGCTTTTGTGAGTTTTGTGTTTCGTTTTTCAGCAGATTCATTAACTGCTTTAAGATCTTCAACTGCTTTTCTAAGAGCCGCTTTTTCTTCGCGAATTTTTGAGTCTTGTTCTAGAGCTAATAACTCTTCTTCTGCTAAGCGAAGTTCGCCTTCTGGCATGCCAGCCCATCCGGATTTGTTGGGGCCGGCGAGATCAACGGTAAGCTGCTCTTCTAAGAAATAGTCTTCAGAAAGATCGGTGACTATAGGCGGCTCTTCTTCCAAATAGAGATCTTCTTCAAGGAAATCGCCCTCGTTGCTCTCTGCCCCGTAATCTTCCGAGTAGAGATCTTCTTCTACCTCGTATAGGTCTTCTTCAGACAAACCCTCCTCCATTAGCACGTCATCATCAAAATCAACCAGGTTGTGTTCATATAACTCGGGATCTCCAACGACGTCACCATTAAACCTTAGAGCTTGAGTTAAATTGGAAACTTCTTCTAAAAGCTGATCTAACGGTATTTCCACCTGATCATCATCTTCTGACATGGCGGCCAAAGGAATGTGCTCCATAACAGAAGATTGCTCTGTTGCTTCTGGCGCGTCACCAGGGGCGGCCATAGGGTCGGCCATAGGGTCGGCCTCGACACCGGGGAGGGCCGGCTCTTCTTGTTCTAGAAG